TTTAGTTAATACAATAAGCGGTCAAGGGACTGGGGAGTTTGTAATTTTCACAGAACAAAATATAAACGGATTAGATGCAAATTTAACTTTTAGAGTAAATTCCGAAAGTGGAAATACAATTAATATTGAAGTTATAAATTATATTTTAGTTCCTATTTTTGGACAAGCAACGCAGTTAGATCCTTTAACAATTGTTTGTGATTCGATAGCGCCAAATTTAGATATAAACCTAAACGCAATTTGCCCGAACATAAAAATTTCCGATTTCTTTAGTGGAATTTTAAATATGTTTAACTTAACTATAAATCCAATTTCAGCAACTGAATTTGAAGTTGAAACTTTAGAAAGTTGGTATTCAAAAGGAGTAATTAAAAATATTACACTAAATACAAATGACACTTACGAAGTTGGTAGGGTAAAATTATACAAGCAAATAGATTTCAGATATCAACAAAGTGAAACGATTTTAAACCGTAAATTCTTTGGATTCAATCAAGCTGAATACGGAAATTTAAGAAACGTATTTCAAAACGACGGAAGCGATTTTAAAATAGAATTACCATTTGAGAATTTATTACAACAAAAGTTTACAGATATAAACATACAAGTTGGTTATTCAGTCGACATAAACGGGCAACCGATAACACCGAAACCGATGTTATTATATATGAATGACGGGCAAAATATAAGCGCAAACCCTATTAAGTTTTTTGCAGGTGAATTAGGCTTTATTACGTTAAACGCTTATATGCCGTTCGGTCAAGATTTACAATATAATCAAAATCTTTTCTCTTTAAATTGGGGCGCTGAAATTTCAAGCTTTTATCTAAACGTAATTAGCAATTCTTTATTCGCTACTTATTGGCAAACTTATTTAGCAGGTTTATACGATTTAAGACAGCGTTTGTACACGTTTCAAACAATGTTACCACTATCGAAATTAAACAGCTTAAAACTAAACGATAGGTTAGTAATTGAAGATAAACGGTATTTAATAAACGACTACAAAACGAATTTAACAACTGGTATAGTAAACCTTACTTTGTTGGAGGATTTTAGAACGATATTACAACCGCTTATTTTCAATATGCCAGAAAGCGCAATTTGTTTTGAAGCAATGATTTTTATACCAAACGATGCAAATTCTTTTGAGTTAACAACAGAAACGGCAGGGGTAACGATTACACCAAGCACCGCAACGGTTGATAGCTTAGTTAATATTTGTATTCCAACAAGTGGAGAAACAGCGATAACAACAGAAAGCGAAATTGATATAACAACCGAAGACGGCGAAGTTTTAATTACCGAAGATTCGGGAGCTTCAACAATTACCATTTTGGTAACTTTTGACAATGGAACAACTAACGAAATAATAATAACGAGAAATGCTTAGATTATTAATTGAATTACTAAGGGTAGATGAATTTACCGGAATAAGTGAAAATATTGATATTGCAAAAGGTCAATACAAATTAAACACTTCGGTTAAGGAATCGTGGAAACAAGCAAAAAGAAAATACATAGCTAATAATACTTATAATGGCAGAAAAGAAAGTAATTGAAATAGACATTGAGTCTAATTTAGGTTCGTTAAAATCGCAACTTAGAGAAGCACAAGCGGAAGTCGCAGAACTTGCAAATAAATTTGGAGCAACTTCAGATGAAGCAGTAAAAGCTGCTAAAAAAGCGGCGGAATTAAAAGATGCTATTGGCGATGCAAAAGCGTTAACAGATGCTTATAATCCAGATGCCAAATTTAACGCGCTATCAACTTCTATTGGTGGAGTGCTTAATGGCTTTCAAGCTTATGAAGGTGCGTTGGGTTTACTCGGGGTTCAAAGCGAGGACGTTCAAAAAACACTATTGAAAGTTCAAAGCGCAATGGCTTTAACGCAAGGTATAAATGGAGTTTTAGAAGCAAAGGAAAGTTTTTTAAATTTAGGTAAACAAGTTTCTACATTTGGAAGTTCGGCAATTGGAGCGTTTCAAAAAATGACAACGGCAAGTAAAGCATTTGCAATTACTGGAATTGGTTTATTATTAACTGGTTTAACTTTAGTTATAACATATTGGGACGATATTTCAAAGGCAATTGGTTTTACAACTGACGAACAAGAAAAATACTCACAAAAACAAAAGAGAATAAACGAACAAACAAAAGAAAGTAGGGAAGAGGTTGCTAAAGAAAGTGGAAGTTTTGCTACTTTAATAGCACGATTAAAAACTACAAACGAGGGTACTAAAGAACGTGAAGATTTAATTAAAAAAATTAATTCTCAATATGGAACTACTTTAAAAAATATTAAAGATGAAACTAAATTCCAAGAGCAATTAAACAATGAGCTTGCAAGTTATTTAGAATATCAAAAAGCAAAATTTCAATTACAAAAGAATGAAGAAAAAATTGTAAAAAACTTAGAGGTTCAGGATAGGTTAAGTAATTCAATAAAAGACCAAAAAGAAAGAGTAAAAGCGGCAGGTGAAATTGATATTTTAATAAAAGAAAAAGAAAGACTTCAAAAAGAAATAGAACAAACAGGAGGTGCAACGTCTAATGAAAGAAAAAGAGTAAAACAATTACAAGACGAACAATTAACACTTCAAAAACAAATTGTTTCGTTAAAAGATAAATCTGGAGTTTTAAGTCTTGAACAAGAGCAATTTGCATTAAGTAACTTAAATAAAGAACTTGGTAACGCTGAAAAAAGATTTGAAGATTACGGACGTTCAGCAAATGAAGCTTCGTCTAAAGTTGATAAATTAACAAACAGCGGTTCGAAATATGTAGAAAATAATAATGAAGTAAAAACTTCTACAATAGAAACAAATAAAGAATTAGCAAATACACTTGAATCATTAACGGAAAAAAATAAACAATACGGTTTAAGTGAACAAGAATTATTAAAACTTAATAAGTTAAAAACAGATGCTTTAATTGAAGAACAATTTCTTAAATCAACTGATAAAGATAAAGAGAAACAAAGAACAGATGCTTTACTTGCAAACGAAATAGATTACGGAAATCAATTAAATGCACTAAGAAAAAAAGAAGTTTCTGATTTAGATACTTTAAAAACAACAAGTGCAAAAGATGGAATTGAAAAATTAGTAGCCAATAAAACAACTGAATTACAAATTGAAAAAGATACAGCGGATAAAAAAATAGCTATTGAAAAAGAAGCATTAGAAAAATCTAAACAAGCACAACAACAAAAAATTGATTTAGTTTTAAAATACGCTCAAACTTTTGGGCAAGCGATGTCTTCACTTAATAATTTACTAAACGCAAACGATGAGCAAAGATTAAAAAGCGTAAAACAAGGAAGCAAAGAAGAGGAAGCAATTAAGCGTAAAATGTTTGACCGAGATAAAAAATTACGTATAGTTCAAACAGTAATTGATACAGCTTCAAATATTGTTACTTCGGTTCGTAATGGTGGTGGTATTCCAACTGGTATTCCTTTTGGAGTTGCGGCAGGAGTAATGGGTGCTTTGCAAGTAGCCGCTATTAGTAAAGCTAAGTTTGATGGTGGTGGAAATATTCAATCTCCAAGTGATGCAGGTGGTGGCTTTAACCCCTCTTTTAATGTAGTCGGTAACAGCGGAATAAATCAGTTAGCAGGAATACAGCAACAACCTGTTAAAGCTTATATTACAACGGGCGAAGTGTCAACAGCTTTGAGTTTAGAACGAAATACACTACAAAAAACAACTTTTTAATTATAAGATTATGGAAAGAAAAGTAATTGAAATGGTTATTAACGATTTAGAGGACGAAGTTTTTGCGATTTCAGTTGTTACAAAACCCGCTATCGAAGAAAACTTTATTGCACTTTCAGAACACGAAATCGAGTTGAAAACTATCGACGAAGATAAGCGCATTTTGATAGGTGCGGTTTTAGTTCCTGAAAAGGAAATATTAAGAGTCGATGCAAAAAATAATCCTTACTATATTAAGTTTTCAGCTGAAACAATTAAAGTTTCAAGTGAATTGTTTTTGATGCGTTCAAAACAAAACAACGTAACGTTACAGCACGCTAAAAAGCTTGACGATATGTCGGTTGTTGAAAGTTGGATTGTAGAAGATAGCAAGGTTGATAAAAGCGCTTTGTATGGCTTTGATTATCCCAAAGGAACGTGGGTTGCAATGATGAAAGTTAACAACGACGATGTTTGGGAACAAGTGAAAAGCGGTGCGATTAAAGGGTTTTCAATAGAGGGGAAATTTAGCGATAATACTAACCTTTCGGAATTAGATTTATTAGAACAAATTAAGCAATTATTAAAACAAATATAAAATGAATAAAAATTTAATTATTGCACTAAATGCAATTGAAGGAAAACACGATTTGGAATTGGGTTTATTGCAAGACGCAATGAAAATGACCACAAGCGCAGATAATTCTTTGAAATCAGCAAACGGAAAAGTAAACATAATTATAGCTAAACAAAAAGAGGCTATTGATGCTTTGCAACTTGCAAACGCAGATAATCAAAAAGCGTTGAATTTAGTTAATACTTTAATTAGAAACACAAAAGATTTGGGTTTACCCGCAAGTCCTGAAAGTGTTAAAATGTTTGACAAATTAACAGCAAGAACAAAAGAAATAAATGCAGGAATTGCAACACTTCAATCGGTTAAAGTAGTTCAAGTAAAAGGATAAAAACACAACAAAAAATAAATTCTTAATTATCTAAATATGAAAGAAAAAACAATTTTAAATAAGCTCAAAGTACTTTTAGGAATGGAAGTAAAATTAGAGCAAATGAAATTAGCAGATGGAATTACAGTTATTCAAGCGGATTCTTTTGAACCTGAAATGGAAGTAATGATAGTTACAACTGACGAACAAATGATTCCTTTGCCAATTGGCGAATATGAATTGGAAGACGGTCGTAAACTTACAGTTGTAACCGAAGGAGTTATTGCAAGCGTTGAAATGGTTGAAGAAGAAAAAGAAGAAGAAGTTGTTGTTGAAGAAGTACCCGTTGAAGCAAGTAACGAACCAACAGCGCCAACACCAACAGCTAAGAAAGTAATTGAAACGTCGACTAAAGAAATGCACTTTTCAGCGGTTGATTTCGAAAACTTACAAACTGAAAACAACGAATTAAAAACTAAGTTAGCGGAATTGGAAGTTAAACTTTCAGAGGCTACAATTAAACCGATAACGTTTAATCCTGAAACACAAAACAAAGTACAAATCGACCTATCGAAAACGGATTCAAAAACAAGAATTACAAACGAATTAAATAATTTAATTAAATAATAAAATAAAAAAATGGCTACAACATTAAATGTATCGTCAAACTACGCAGGACAAGTAGCGGGCGAAATTATCGGTAAAGCTTTCAAGGAAAGTGATACTATCAAAAGAGGATTAATAAATGTTATTCCTAACGTGGATTTTCAAATTTCAATTAGAAAAATCGAATTTACTAACGGATTGAAAAATTACGCTTGTGGTTTTGCACCTGTTGGAACGGTTACTCTTTCTGAAAAATTGTTGACTCCAAAAAAATTGGATTTACCACTTGAAATCTGTAAAGAAAATTTAAGACAAACGTGGTCAAGTGCTTCAATGGGATTTTCAGCGCATAACGACGTGATGCCTAAAGATATTGAAACAGCATTAATTGCAGAAGTTTTAGGAGACGTTTCCGAAGTAACAGAAAGCGACATTTGGAACGGTGACGGTTCAGCAAACGGACACTTTGGAGGTTTCACACCTTTGTTTGATGACGATGCGGACGTAATTAAAGCAAACAACGGAATTGTTCCATTAGAAGCGGCTATCGATAAAGATAACGTTATTGAAGAAATCGAGAAAGTATTAAACGCTATTCCTGTTGCAGTTCGTAAAAGCCCAGATTTAGTAATCGGAGTTTCTGATAACGTTGCTTTGGCGTACACACAAGCTTTGGTTTCAGCAGGAATAAACAACGGTTTAGGTTCTAATGATTATCAATTGAAATACGGTCGTTACACTTTGGAAATTATCGGTGGTTTAGCTGATAATACTTTCGTTGCTTACGAACGTAAAAACTTGAATTTCGGTACTGGTTTACTTTCAGACCATAACGAAATCCGTATTAAAGATATGGACGAAGTTGATTTGAGCGGTTTCGTTCGTTTTAGAATGGTTTACACGGCAGGAGTTCAATACGCAAATTCTAACGAAATTGTTTGGTATTTATCAACAACAGCAATTGACTAAGAAATTAATTTAATTATAAATCAAAAGGGTGGTGCAATAAACACCGCCCTTTTTAATACAAAAAACAGATGAGTTGTTTAATAGTAAATGGTCGAAATGAGTCGTGTTACGATTCAGTCGGTGGCATTGATGCTATCTATTTCGTTAATCGTGGTACGTATGTTTACCCAACAGATGTAACGTTTGAAGTTGGTACGGATACAATTACAGGAATTACGGGAATTACAGAAATTTTTAAATATGAATTGAGAGGAGTTAATTCATTTGACCAAACGCAAACGCCAAGTTC